GCCTAATGGCCCAGTCAGCAGGCACCCCTCTGCCATCCACAAACGGAGGCGACAAAGGCATCGATATGCTAGTCGTCTGGCAGCAGAGTGCAAGCTCCACATCCACGGTGTGGAATCTAAGACAGCGGCTAACGACGCGGTGATAGCGCACTTCATCAATAAACGTATGTTGATGGACAATGTTAGGTTATGCGACACCGAGTCAATTCGGCTAGCAGCCACCTTGTTCATTCATACCCCCACAGCTGAGGCTTTGCTGTACAGACAGCTTAGCAACACAGCGGCGTTCATTGATAGAGAAGTGGCCGGACAACGTGATTATAGGACCACCCGAAGCATTTGGGATTGGCTCACCTTGAAGTTTAAGACTCAAGGGGATCCGATCTCGAGAGCTTGAGGAGGCCTAAGGCCACTACCTGGGGTAGACTGCACACCTAGTGTGCTCCCAGTCTCCCCATGCTTGAAGGTAGTGACACGCCACGGAAAGCCACAAAAACAGCGTAAAACTTTTGTCTTCTGCGGGCTTTCGCAAGGACAGCGATACGCTGTGTACAATAACTCTCTCACCGCAATAGAAAGGGCGTTACTAGAAAGAGTATTTTACGTCAAGAGTGGCGATGCGTTTGTACGCACCCCACAGCCCACTCCTGATGCATTTGACAGGCTTGAGACCGTGAAGCAGCATTTCATGAGTATGAACCAATATGCCGCCCCAATGACAGCGATGCAATTCGCTGGGACATATGTGGGCCGCAGAAGGATTAACTATGAGATAGCAGCCAACAGTCTCGCCAGAGTCCCACTTGGGCCGATAGACAGCACGATACGTGCGTTTATCAAGGCCGAGAAATACAACTTTACAGTGAAGTCAAACCCCGCTCCGAGGATCATTCAACCACGTGATCCACGGTATATTGTGGAAAGTGGTCGGTATATAAAGCCGATAGAGAAGAAAATTTATAAACAAATAGACACACTGTTTCGTTCAAAGGCAATATTCAAAGGGCTGAACGCTGAACAGAGAGGATATTATATGTTTAACCATTGGAACCACTTCAGGAACCCTGTTGCCGTAGGGCTTGATGCGAAACGTTTTGACCAACACGTATCAAGGCCAGCACTGGAGTGGGAACACACCATTTACAAAACATATTATCCACGCGACAAATACTTCAAACAGCTTATGCATTGGCAACTCGCCAATAGAGGTACTGCTCATTGCAATGAGGGGTCCGTCACTTACACCAG